GTTGGCAATCGCTTCACGTTTCATGACCATCTTCTGATCCATGACCTTCATGTAGGTAGCAAGGTTATCAAACGTCCTGTCAATAAAAGGTTGAATCTTTTTCTCACATACATCATCTAAAAACTTGACAATCTTTTCGTTATCGGACTGATCATCACCAAAGGCACTATCAACTAACCGTTCAAGTCGGATGTACATCGAGTCGGTGTCACAAGCAATTACATAGTCTTCATCTTCAGTCTTAAACAACTTGTTCAGATAGGCATTGATGTGCTTCTCCATCCAACGAATAGAGAGCTGACCAGACATAGTGATTGCTTCTGCAAGGTTACGCTGATACCATCTAAAGTAAGTATTACCCAAAGCACCATAAGCAGAGTTCAGCTGAATCTTCTTTGCCATCTGCATATTATTGCATCGTGCAATTTCATTCTCTAAGGCTCGCGTTGGAGTCTTTTCATACTGCTTCTTTGCTTCAATCATTCTCTTCTTCCAAGCAGAACGATCGTTGTACATGTTCTCCATCAGTGTAGGTAAGAATCCTTTGAAGTCTTTATCAAACAAAGCTCCATTAGCACCCATAGTCAGATTATCTGATTCTAACTTATCCGATAGCTCTTCACCTACAGTCTGGTCAATCAAACCTTCAATAGTGATATTAGACTCAACCCCACGATAAGTTTCAGGACTGATGTTGTATTGCATGATCAAGTGAGGATAGAGTGAATTCAAGTCAAACGAGCACACCCACTTATGTAATCCCACTTGTGGATCTTTAACATATGCTCCAATGATAGGACCCATACGCTTATCAGTAGCAATACGCTCTTCAATAGACTCGGTCTTGAAATGAGGAACTACTATCTTCTTATCCATTAGATAGTTTGCAATGATAACGTCCCAAATACGAACAGTAGTGTATGTGTCTACAAAGTTCACTTTAGCATCATAAGCAATAGCAAACACCTGCTCAATAAACTTTAGTTTCTCTTCTAGCTTATCAACAAGCACAACGTCGTGAATGTTATAGTCTACAAACTTCTCAAAGTTCTGAACATAGAAATCATGCATCGATTCGTACTCTGAATAGTCTAGCTTTCTTTCCCCTAGCTCATACTCAGCAATATGATCTAGCTTATATGACTCTTGTGGTGTGTATGAAAACTTCTTATACAGTGCAAGGTAGTCAAGCGTGGCTACCCCAATGAGATCGTAAACAAAAGGCCCATTTTCTTTATCACCAGTAATAGATCTAGAGTTAACAATGCTCCACGGAGATAGCTTCTTAGCTTCTTTAACTCCCAGTACGTTTGATATTCTAGTGTATAGGTATGGAATATCAAAGTTCTCAATGTTCCAACCAGTAACAACATCTGGTTTCCATTGTTCAGAATTCCAAATCCTTAGGAATGTAGTTAGTAAATCAACTTCATCCCTACACTGGTGGTATTTCACATCAGCAGACTTTGGTGTATAGGGTCTTGTGCCAAGCACAATACACTTACTACGCTTTCTCATTGAAAGAGTAATAATCTCTTTGTCGGCAATAGCAATATTAGGAAAGCCGTTTTGGGTTGATGTCTCGATGTCTAACGACACAACGTTGATTAAATCAACATCGTAGTTCATGTCCCCTTTGAAGTTCTCATATATGCACTGATAAGTGAATGATGTTGTGCCGTATATGGAAAAGTTTTCAACCTCATCGTAACGCTTAACAAAGTCTCTTGCTTCTCTTGTATCAGTAAAATGAACGGACTTTACGTGCTTGCCGTCTATAGTTCTAAACTCAGAAGAGACTGGTGATGGTAAGAATAAGAACGGAGAATAAGCCTGCTCGTATTCAAAACGAACACCGTTATCATATCCTCTTAGGAATGCAGTGCTTCCGTTGACATGAACATTAGTATAGAAACGCATGACACCTCACTTTAAACCATCATTATACAGCGGTACAATTATTTTATCAACGATCCTGCAGTTGCAATCTGAATACCAGATCCGTACATCTTATTGTAGTTGTTAATAAGTTCAACACCTGGATCCATAGTAATGATAATATGTTTAGTACTAAAAAAATGGGACCTGTCCTCGGTGTAAGGAGCAAAGGGAAATAAAGAAAGGCCAAGACCTGTTTGAGTAGGAACCATTTGAACAATGGCTACTTCTTTAATCTCATAAATGAAGTCTCCATCAGAACCAGGGTTAACATTTACCAACTCACCAATTAGTTCTTCACCAGTAACCAACTTAATAATTTTAATGCTCATGTTTATCCTTAGAGAAGGGGGACATTGCGTCCCCCTGTTTTAATAATGAAGGTGTGAGTGCTTTCTTTCAAGCTGTCTCATGCGATGTTCTAAATCAGCATGGTCAACAGATTGATTCAAGTACTGAAGTTCTGTTTTGGAAAATTGTGCTGAGCTAGGTTCACTAAACAGAAACTTTCTCGTCACTTCGAGAATGTTCTGAATAGATTCACTCATTTTTCCTCCGTCAAGAACTCTTTGTCCCCTTTTGAAGGTTTCTCATTGATTTCAATTTTCTTTGGCTTCTTATGTTCTGGAATAATACGCTCAAGGAAAATCTTCAACATTCCATTCAACATCTCAGCATTTTGAATCTCAACTTGATCGTCAAGAACAAATGTACGAGTGAATGCACGATTAGCAATACCCTTCCACAAGAACGTATCATTATCAGAATCTTCTGTTGCCTTGCCAGTAACAATTAACTTGTTATCGACAAACTCAAGTTCAATATCTTGTTTGGCAAAGCCAGCAACAGCAAGTTCAATAGCGTACTTGTTGTCGTCTACTTTTTTGATATTGTATGGAGGGTAGTTAGGAATGTTTTTTGTTACTTCATCGTGTAGCTTTGCCATTCTGTTGAATTGATCATCAAAACCAACAAAGAACTTATCAAGATCTTTTGTTCCGTACTTGAAACCAGGGCCGAAAGCAAAAGTGTTAGCGAGTGCAGATAATGCGTCAGTCATTTAAGACCTCCTATTAAGCAAGGTTAGTATAAGAATGCGTCCCCGAAGGCAACGCATCCTTATTTATACATCATCTCACATAGCAAGTCAACTTTTTATTGACTCAATGTGTAAATTTGCTACAATAAATTCTTTCACTAGAGAGCTACGAACAATATCTTCAACTCCAAACTCTACGTTTCTGAACGAAGGCATCCTGTTAATAACTTCTACAAAATCCTTCAGACCTGATTGATCATGCTTTTTACAAAGATCTGTTTGTTTAAAATCTCCACAGAATATAATTTTAGAGTCTTCTCCAACTCTTGTAATAATTGAACTCAACTCTTGGAAGTTCATATTTTGACACTCATCAACAATAATGACAGCGTTATCAATTGTGATGCCTCTAACAAATGATGTGATCATGAACTCAACATTCTTCTGCTCGACTAATCTCTCATACGCTTGTTCTGTATCAAAGAGGTCTTGGCAGATAGCCTTGTATGGTGCAACGTACACATCTGTCTTTTCTTTTTCATCTCCTGGTAGGTGACCAATGTCCCTGGATGGGACTACCGATCTAACTAACACAACCTTCTGGTATGGGTTACTCTTATCCATTACTTCTTCAAGTGCTTTGTAGAGTGCAATAAACGTTTTACCTGTACCAGCTGCTCCATGCAGCATGATTGCTTGTGCTCCTTGTTTGTATAGTTCAAAGAATTTAGATTGGTTTTTAGTAAGAGCGTCGAATACATTTAAATCGTCGATCTTTAACTTGAGTTTCCTTTTAGTTTGGTCAGGAAATTGGTGGATGGAGGCTTCAGCAATTTTTGCTCTGTGTTTCATGCGCTGTCCTTCTTATTGAAGTTGAAAAAACAAAAAAGGCACACAGCCTTTAAGCTAATGTGCCTTTTTTCCTACTACTGCATTACTTCTTTATAGTGCATGCAATAATCCTGTGATGTTTTGAGTATTTATAATCCAAGCACCCCTGACTTGAAAGTTAATCCCTTAGAAGGAGTAAAATCTTTTCTCAAGTACTCTGCAATACACTCAAAACGGAATGCCTCATCTTCATGACCTTTAGACTTGAGCGTAGTCTCACAACTCTCAATAAAATTGATAAGAGACCCTAAAGACACATTACAATTATCTTGCAGGGCTGCAGGCTTCATATTTGCTTTACGCTGGAACATTGATTTCTCCCATGTATACAGAATGCTCTAGTATACTATCAAATCGAAAAGATCTCCACGAGTTTTTTTCACAATCCCAAACAGCAAGAACATCATCATTAACTTCTTTAACACGTTCTGTCTTCTTCTCATGAGGAATTGCAACATCCTCTTTCAGAGTACAGATCATATCACGAATTTCACCGTTAGTTTTGGTGAATTTGACCTTACATATGTTCGACTTTAGGGTCAAGCGGATCAGTTCCTTCGATATCATTTAGCCACCTCTCAAAAATGTTATATTGGTACTGGACTACCTCAACTCCAGACTCTTTAAGCATTGTACTTGAAACGGATAAAAAGAACAACAGATTTTTTCCTGGGTCGGGAGTGAACGTTACTACTTTAGTAATTCCACGCTGTATAATCGATTTCACACACTCATTGCACGGAAACAGTGTAGCGTAAAGAGTTGCCCCTTCTACGCTGCCAGGACTGTTATCTAGCGCGTTTCTTTCTGCATGGCAGATAAACTGTAACTTAGTCTCACGATCCTCATAGCGAGCGATCTGATCCTCTACACCACGTGGAAGTCCATTGTAACCTAGACTCAGAACTCTTCGCTTTGAGTCTACAATTACACTACCAACTTTGCGTGAAGGGTCTTTTGACCAACTAGCCACTGTTTCCGCTAACTGAAGAAAGCGGAAATCCCATAATATATTATTTTTCATCACTCTGGCCTACGTTTGGATCCTATGTTATATTTGGCAACCAATTCCCAATCATGCTTCTCTTTGTGAGTAATAACTTTCACTTGAGAGAATGGGGCTACTGGAGAACTTGATTTCTGAGGGTTAATTAACTTGATTAATCCCCACTCTGCGAGCAGGTTAATGATCGTGTTACGTCTTGCTTTATCATCGTCCGAAAAGTTAGATGGCTTACCATCAAGCGCAAACAATTCTTTGAAATGAACGATATAGTATCTTCCCTGTTTATGTAAAATATGACAAGACTGAAATAATTTCCTGTCTTTACGCGAGGCTACACCAATGCGTGTTAATGTTTCTTTAATTTTTAAGAAGTCTTCTTCTGAACCCAGTGCAACTTCAACCAGGCTTTCAATGATACCCATGTTATCCACCTTTTTCTAATTTTTGTTTTATAATAGTTAACTGCTCAGAAGAAAGGATAGATAAAGCATTTTCGGCTTTTTGTGGATTATAACCATAATATTCCATAACTGCTGTAATGTCATTATCTTCTTGTTTCTTCACCCACTTTGCAAATCGCTTCGCAGGACGTATACTATTTAGAAAAAAATGGAACTGTAGCTTTGGATCTAGGTGGTGGAACTGATTGATTTCATTGGCATAGAGAATTGTATCAGGAAAGTATGAAAGAGCCTTATTTACCATATAGGCAGGATAATGCTTCTCCAATTCCGGATCCTTTAGAAGATCTTCTTTACTCTTGTTAATAGCATTTACAAAGTCAAATGGGTTCATAATAATATAGTTATAATGCTATCCGTTTAGCTGTATCACAGAATCTTCTGCTCGATTACAAGCATCTTCGTAGTACTTAAAAAATTCAGCAATCTCTTTACCTGTAGAAGCGTTGAATATTAATACTTGATAGTTACCGTCCTGAAGTCTAAACACTCTTGAGTTTACTGGACCTTGTTCGTATTCGCTTAGTAGTATCATTTGAATTCTCCTTCGACCATGATTTCTGTTAGACACGCCAGTATATTTATTTCTTGGTCTGCGACGAAGGCTGCTTTATACTGATATGCTGCGAGAATTAAAACCAATTGAGGAATAGAACTTGGCTTCATATAATCAGAAGCGGCATCGTATAACTTCCTAAAGAACGTTGTGGTATCAATATCTGTATTCTCACCAACCCACTTACGAATCTCTGTGAAGTTCTTTTGCTTGATTAGCTCAATCAATCCCTTCAGTTTATCATCTGTAAAGTTTACAAGAATGCCAGTGTCAATTTTACCAGTAGCAGAGTACCTCTGTAGTTCATTCAGTACACGTCTAAAGTCTGGAAAGAACTTCTTCACAACCTCAGCAACTGCTTTTGGATCAAACTCAACTCCCTCTAAGTCCAGTATCTGCTGAGCTCGTTTGAATAACAACGCTGCCATCTTCGGCTTATCATCCTTCTCAATCTTGAACTCTACGACTGAGCAACGAGAATGGAGAGGATCAATAATGCGATTGCTGAAATTAGCTGTAAGAATAAATCCACAGTTCTTAGAGAACTCCTCCATAAAATTACGAAGAGCAGGCTGGGTGCTATTAGGGTTAAGGTAATCAGCTTCATCCAAAATGACATACTTACGACCTCCATAGAAAGATATAGACGAAGCAAACTGTCTAATATCATTTCTAAGAGTGTCGATGTTACCATTCATCGAACCGTTGATGATAAGATAGTCAGCACCAATCTCTTCAAGCATAGCACGTGCTACTGTTGTTTTACCAACACCAGCACGACCACACAAGAGAAGATTAGGAATATTTTGTTGATTAATAAACTGCTGAAACGTCTGCTTGAGAGATGGTGGGAGAATAGTATCCGCTATTGTTTTCGGACGGTACGCTTCCACCCATAAAAAATCACTTGACATAATATAATATTCCAGTTCATGTTAACCAGCAAAGACAGAATTTTCTTCACATGCAATCCAGTACTTTACATCAGTTCCTTCCATATAGATAAACCTTTTTGAAGATATTTTTAGTGTATAATCTCCACCTAACAGTTTCATATTGTCTGGCTTCACTACCATCTTAAATTGCTTTGTAGTATCACCAATGTTAATGGCAAAGTTATCACTTGCTGTCTGTCCACCTTTTGCTTTAGGATTAGTATCCAAAGCTTCAATCAATACCTTCCCATCCTTCCCTGTAAAAGCAATATCTGGTAACTGGAGTACGGCTACTGCTTTCATCAGGGACTGAAGGGTCGAAGCTGTAAGAGACTTCTCTACAGCATCATTGGGTATATCAATTTCTCTATCAGGTGGTGATTTGACATGACTAGGATCGGCATACAGATAGTTCAACGTCTGTGTGCCACTCTTAATCATAATGAACTGCTCGCTGAACTCAAGATCTGGATCCTCAAACAACGATAATACACCAAGAAAGCGGGCCAGGTCAAAGATAGCAAAGTTCTGAGGAATAGTCTCAGCAATTGTAGCTTTGGCCATCACCGTTGACATTGGTGATATCGTTGCAAGAGTGTTACCAGGTGAGAAAGCAAGACTTGGATTAATCTGATTAAAGTTCTTCAGAATTTGAATCGTTCTCGCGCTGAACTTCATAGTATAGATTCCTCAGATTACTTCTTTTTGTTTTTGTGCTTTAACTGGCCAGCATCCGCTGTTGCCGAAGCACCAATGGAGGCCAAATCAGCCAACGAACCACCAAACACATAACTACCAACGTGCTGCAGTTGCATCCAAGGACAGAAGAATACCTTACCACCCATCTTCTGCACATTGTAGCAGAACATATAGTCTTCAGACAGGTAACGCTTAGATGCTGTCTTTTCTGCTTCCTTCATTGCTTGTGCACGCTGCTTCAACTCTTCAGCATCGTTACCCTTAGCAAGATCTTCGATCAGCTGATGCATGTCTTCTTGACCATAGTTGCGATCAACAACACAGTCAAAGTAAGCCATGATCTCACGTGTACCATCAAAGTGCTCAGTACGTACATGATCGGGCTTGTACCAGAGATGTGGAAATGCTTTCTGATAGTCTTCAAATGTCTTACGACGAATCATCATAAAGCCAGTACCAATCTCAAGAACCTCTACTGGCTGGTTGAGAGGGATCTCACGCTGAGTGGTCTTAGGGTTGAACACATAGTCACCAACGTACTTCTCAAGAGTGTTCGGATCCTCATCAGCCATACCCTTGTCAACAGCTTGCTTGATCTTCTCCCACGAGATACACTTCTTAGGATACGGACCACCAATAACATCATACTCGCTTGCATCGTCTTGCATAGCAAGCAGAGCAATAACGTCTTGTGGATTAAATCCAATGTCACTATCGATGAACATTAGGTGAGTAGCACCAGAACGCATGAACTCATCCACGCAATAGTTACGAGCACGTGTGATCAGAGATTCATTAAACAAGAAGAACATCTGAAGCTGAATACCGTGCTTAGTACATACAGCCGATAGATCAGCAACCGATCGTGTAAACATACCAGCACACTGGCCACCGTACATCGGAACTGCAAGGAACAGCTTGCGCTTTTGCAATTCCTCAATACTTACTTGTAGTTTGAAACCTTCACTCATTGTAAAACTCCTTGTGTATATTTTTTGTCATGCTCACTCTTCAAACCATATGAGCCGTTGTACTCCGATAATGCCTCTGCTTTAAAAAGTAGGAACTGTGCTACACGCGTTCCCTTCTTAATCTTTGCTGGTCCATTACAAACATGCATTGCACCAGCCATAACTCCGTGATATCCTGAATCATATAGTCCAGATGTGATAAAGATACCATTACGGTTCAGTGTTGACCTCGTAATAACCCACCCAGCTTCATCAGCACCAACATGGATAATGTTCTCCATTACTACCTCGTATGTACAGCCACTTTGTAAATGAAACCAACCATTTTCATCAGGTTGCAGCTCTATAGTACCACGATGAGTTTTATGTTCGTTATCCAGAATAAACTGGTTCTCTTTCATTACATATACTTTATCCAGACGAAGATCAATCGCATTAGGTTGCGAGTCTCCTTCTTGTACTCCCGTGAGAGTAGAATTGCTATTACTTCCCAGAACGTGTATCATTATAATCTACCCTTTCATAAGCATCACGAATATCTTGCATCATATTTGGTCCAAGTGGCCGCTGCGCTTGGAAAATACCTTTAACTTTCTCAATCTGTTGCTCTTCTTCACTAGCATACATCATTAGCATAATATAATGAATTGCTTTCAACAAATCTTTTTTATTCTTACCACTCTTCTTACCATACCTACAAAGATACTTAATAGCTGTATCCCGAGCAGTAGATTCTAAAGAGCCAAGCGATTCCCAAATATCAACTACTTGAATATCTTTACTAACATAATGCTCACCGTACGTACCATTAACATAGGTTTCAATGTCTTTTAGGTACTGTCCTTCATTGTAATCATAATCAGGCATCTTCACCCTCCGTCAGGTACATTGAGATATAATTGTCGATTATACTCTTGTTAATGATTGCAGTCAACGTACCTCTCTCGTTTTCATAGTCAAAGTTTACTTCTTCTTCATACTTCCCATGTAACAATCCAGTTGGAGAACTGTCAAACGTTTTACCAGCATGAAGACCTAACCAAATAGCAGCACTACTATCCCATGTGTTAATATATTCTTTAAATGGTTCCATCAATCTAATTTCACCAGGACCATCAAGCATACCAAGCATATGAAGCTTCTTACCGTTTGATTTGATCTTATCAAGAATCCCACAGTCACGCAGTTCTTGCATAAACATAAAACGGCTAACAAAACGTTGCAACTTGTTACCCTTCTCTACAGCATAGGCATTGGGAATTGCAAGGATCGATACTCCAATATAATCAACATGATCTGATTCAGCTGCCCACTCGAAACTATTAAACAAATCACTCTTATCCCCAATTTTAGACTGAGGACAGAAGAAAGTACCAAATCCCTCTTCTCTTAACTGTGGAGCTAATACCCTGGCTGCATTGATTGTACTTGATGCATAATCATTTGGATAGTCTGACATTACAACATAATCAGCCTTGACCTTTCTGGCCATACCAATCAGCTTGTCAATATTATACATTGGTCTGTTCTGCTTGTACATTTCAAAAGCAGAGTTGTCAAGAATCAGCTCACTACCTTGCTTTTGTTCTTCAAGATAGAAATCAACATACTCTGGACTCTGCTCTACTAGATGGGCAAGTAATAGATGGGTAGGTGCATCCTTTACTAGATCTAAGTGGGGAATTGGTGCGATGTGACAAAATGTAGCCATAATTTATTTCCAATCACCAAGTTGAGCCTGTGTCGCATCTACGTACATACCATCCATGTACATACCAGTACTCAGTGTCATATCTTTTTTATAGACAAGAGTACATCCGTTCTCATTATCTTCACTGACATTGATTGTGCAATCACGACCACGATAAGTCTCATGAATATAGGTAAGAAGTTCTCTGGCAATCATCTCACAGGACATATTATTAAGTTGAAGAGTACCTGTAGTATATAGTCCTTCCAACTCACGCTTCAACAAAATAAATTCAACTTCGCGGTCATCATGAAACACTTCTAGTTCCACACGAAAGTGAAACATATGTCGATGAGGATTAGCTAGAAAAGAAACAGCCGCAAGCTTTGGATCGCTTGCAGCTGCAGGATACTTGTGGATACCTTCTTTCTGAAATGTAACCCAAATACTAGTTTTTATCATTATCCAATCTTTCTTTTGTTAATAAAATCAATCTTGTGACGAGTTGTTACCTCAAACAAACCAACTTTGAGATGACCATTCTTACGTAACCACTCAACCATTTGATCTCTACCATACCATGCAATCCAACCAGTGTCAACACACACATGACATATACGATCACTAGTTTTTGATGGGTGTCGTAACCATCCTTCTGGAGATGTCTCTACCCAAAAAGTACCATACTTGTTCATATTTGATTTGACATCAATCGAATATGCTTTACGCCAGTCTGGATGTTTGATAGTTAAATCAATACCATGTTTCTGACTCTGGAAATCAGACTCACAATCGAGTACCTGATATCCCCAACCTGCAAAAGCCTCAATTACCATAACCTCTGCTTCACGTGCCTTACTAGCTTCAGGACCATATGCTTCTACCAACGAAGGCGTCCATTTTTTAGTAATGCGCTCCATACCTACCCTTTGAAGTTTGCGTTTCATAAAGTCTCCATAATAAAAACCCGCTGTTGATTAGACAGCGGGTCATCTTGCGTTTTAGTGATTAAGCATGACGTGTGAAAGCGTGGTTACCGACCAAGCGGTAAGCCAAAGCTACCATACGACGTGAAGGTTTGCCAAGACGGTAAGCAGTCTTACCATTCTTAGTTTTGTTGGTGTAGATAGAGTAACCTTCTGCACGTAACTCAGATACACGTGCTGAAAGATTAGTTACACCGAAGAGACCTTCAGCTTGAGCTGGTGTGATCTCTTTACCGGACTTAAAAAAGCCAATTAGTTTTTCATGCTGTGTCATTCTTTACTTCTCCTATTTCATGTTAAAAAGATTATTTAATTACAGGGTCACCGTCTCTCAATATAAGATTTGCAGCTAAGAAGTCGAGACGTTTAGAGGATGTAGTAGATTCTACTTCTTCAATGAACTGCTGGATCTTATCCCTATGTTGAAACTGCCCCAGTAAGAGTAGCATTGCACTCCTCTTAGCATCAACATTTTCTGCAGCCCATACATTCTTAGCAAACTTAGACAAATCTTTCATAGAAGTCCATTCTATATCAGTTAATTAATAAAATCAACACTTCATTGACTGTAATTTAATATTATCAAAGAACTCTTGCTTAACACTATTGTTATGGAATAAACCATGTACAGCAGATGTCTGTGTCATCGATGAATGAGCCATCACACCACGATTGTCCATGCAGCCGTGTGTTGCTTCAATATACACAGCAACGTTCTCAGTATCAGTAGCTGTCATAATCTCTCGTGCAATCTGATTGACCAACTCTTCTTGTAACTGACCACGACGAGCACACCACTGAGCAATGCGAACATACTTCGAAAGACCAATCACACGTCCTGTAGGAATAATACCAATATAGCAAACACCCTTGACAGGCTGGTGATGATGAGAGCACATAGAACGAATCTCAGCACGCACTACAAGCATACCCTCAAAGCGTCCCTCACCCTCATTAGGGAAAGAAGTTACATCTGGTCTAGGCTCATACCGACCTGACATTAACTCATACACATACATCTTAGCTAAACGCTTAGCTGTATCCTTAGAATTAGGATCGTTATCAGTGTCAATGACAAGTGATTCCAGTACCTTCTGAAACTTCCATTTAACTTCTTCAACTAATACTGGTAGCTCATGATCGTGGACATACTTGGAGATATTGTCACTAGCTTTGAACTGTGCCTTATCAGCTTTGATCCGCTGTTTAATTATTTCCGATACTTGCATAGTAGGACTGACTCCATTGTCAATCATCTTGCTCTCCAACCGTTGTGGTTCCAATGGGGTAGATAACATTTTGTGTGTTGTACCTTTCTTTTAGTTCTTTGGGAATAGCTCGGTCTCTGTTGAAATAGAAATCAAGCAGCTGCTGGTTGATCATCGAAGGTACATTATTGTACAGAGGATCAAGATTGAATCGAAGATTGTTGGGCCACTTTCCAGAGAGTTTAAACTCCATGAAAGCGGTCCTATGCTTCTTATTGAATGGGTCAAAATCTACATACTCGTATTGCTTTGAAATAAAATTAGCTTTGTTTTCAGCACTGTGCTGTAGCATAATATAATCTCTCCAATCAATTAACAATGTTACAGCCTACAGCATTATGGAATAAAAATCAACAACTTGAGCGGGATATCAGAATCGAACTGATGACGAAAGATTGGAAATCTCTAGTTTTACCATTAAACTAATCCCGCATTGAATGGTCCGGCGTGACAGAATCGAACTGCCGTTTAGGAGGTAGAAGCTCCCTGTATTTTCCACTATACGAACGCCAGTATGTTAGTACTTTAGCTTCTGTTCTTCTGCTTTATGAATACGACCACGCAATTCAGTAGTAGAGAAAGAATGCTCACGACTGTTGTAGTGCAGTTCAATATGATGTAAATGTCTACCAGTAAAGTCTTTATCCTGATATTCTTTTCCAAGGATCCTAACATCTATAGAATAAGAATTCAAGATATCTAGAAGATCTTTCTCTGTCTCGTACACAACAATCTCATCTACGTACTTACAACCTTTCAGTTGAACAAACCGTTCAAACACAGATTGTACTGGCTTGTTCTTTTCTGGACGATCAATGGTAGGGTCTGTTTGTAGACCTACTATTAGATAGTCGCATTGTGCTTCTGCTTCTTTCAACATTAGAACATGACCTGCGTGAAACAAATCAAACGTAGAACAAGTAAATCCAACCTTCATATTTTCATCATCCCACATAATATATCCTCATTTATACACTACTGGTTTAAACGGCTTATCAAATTTATTCTTTGCTGCGTGTTCGGAAGTAACGTCGGCTAGATCAAAGTTTATTGATACGATATCAGAATCTTCTTCAAGAGAAATTGTAAATGATTGTATCTCTTGAAAGTGATTGTAAATGTCAATTAATTTTTCAATTTGATCACGTCTAAGTTTTATGGTCATCATATTTCCTTTAACAAAGGGACTATAAACTATTCAAAATCTTTCTTGATACCTTTTCTACATCTCTCATGTTACGTTCACCAAGAATAACTACTGCATAATGCTCACCGTTCTTAGTAACAAACATTGTTAGACATTTACCAGCTGGGTTAGTATATCCAGTCTTGGATATCTCTATCTCATCATACTCGTTGAGTAAGTGAAAGTTAGTATTGCTTACAGTTATCACTCTATAGCTACTAAACGTCTTTGCTTTCTTTTTCTTCTTTACTGGTACATTCTTTGCAGCCGGCTCCACCAATACAAAGCTGGTCATTGAAGCAATCTGTTTAATTTTAGGGTAGGTCGAAGCATAATACAACAGTTTTGTAAGATCTTTTGCTGTACTTTGATTGTGTGGACTAAGACCAGAAGGATCATCGTAGGTAGTGTGAGCCATGCTCAAGAACTTTGCTGTGATGTTCATGTGCTGAATAAAAACATCCCTACCACCAGGAAAGCTTTTTGCAAGTGCCTCTGCAGCATTGTTATCACTCTTAATTAACAGCAAAGACATCAACTCATCTCTTGATCTTTGTTTAGCTGGGACACCTTTGAATCCTTTGTAAGTAACCTTTTCATCTAAACTA